TGGCAGACGCACAACTTGATTACAAGTTTGAAGACTATTAACAAAGATAGCAATAGACTCGTTCGTGAAAGTCTTGGGTCGGCACGTGCTGATCTCCCGTGGGCACGAGCAAACGTAGACAAAATCTTTCCAGTAGCGCAAGCGCTATTGCACAACCCTTGGCCGATTACACTTGTTCCTAAGTTTACTTGGGGTGACGGTTCAAAGGTTACACATACACTTACATCACGCGAGTGGTGCTATGCAGACCTCAGCCCATATGCTGAAGAATTCAATACACCTATTCCAAGTGACGACATTCGATCAAAGCAGTGGATTCTTGGAGTGTTGTCTGATCAGCACAAGTGGTTAGAAAAGATGGGTCTGTCATGGCCTGTTGAATACATTGGCGGTCGCGCAAGTAAAGCAGATACCAAACTTACAGAGCGCGAACTTGTAGAACGTTACGCAAACTCGTGGGGCGTCTTGTCGCCAAAGTATCCGCATGCCGGCAGTGGCTGGTGGCGTAACCGCTTTGTGTATACTGCACGCACACGATCAATCATGCTTGCTGATCCAGCAGAAGTTGCTCCGCTTGGCGGACCATTCTTGGTTAAAGCCTCTGAAGTAGAAGCAATGAATGGCTCACAGTTAAGAGAGCTTGCAGATGCTCAGCACGATACGTTCTTTGCGGCTCAGGCAACTAAGGAACAACTTATTGAAACAGTTATGAGTGCAGTTCACCGAGCATTAGCAGAGGTCAAATAGCAGTGAAGAAAAAAGTATTAGTCACTGGAATGACTGCACAACAGCATTCATCCGCAGTAGCTAATCGTTCACTGTCGTTTGCCGGATCACTTGCTAAGTGCTTAGAGCGTCTAGAGTATGAAGTCCACTTTGCAGAACCGTCTGTGGAGTGGAACTCATTCTTTCTTGAAGAATATTCTAAAGTCTTTGTCGGTGTTGCGCCAGCACTCAGTGTAACATCAAACTCTACATACGGAGCTTTGTCAACTATAGCTACGCTTGCTGACAATGAAAAGCTAGGTTTATTTATCGATGGCCCAGAACCGTGGAAGATATTTGCTAACTTAAGAGCGATTGAAAAGGACGGCACAAAATTGATTAAGCCGTTCTATTCAAGAAGAAAAGGGTACAGCGCAGTTATAAAGTCTGACGCTCGTAGAGAGCACGTGCTTCGTGGTGCGTCCGTTCTTCTTAATAAAGATTGGCCAAGTACTGTCTATCCACGCTTACCGTGGGCAGATGACACCATGAGCGTACCTGGTGTACCAGTTAACGCACTTAAGTCAATGGCCGGTATCAGCACTGACTCTTTTAGCATTGCTGATACAGCCTTTAAGACTAATAGGGTCCGCCGATGGATTACAGAGAATGACAGTACACGATGGATGAAGAACACGGAGGCGTCTTTGACTCTTCCATGTTCATCTATTAAGAAGAATAAGCTTCGCACTGATGAAGACATCTTTGGCGCACTAGTCACAAGCTTAGGTGCACTGATTGGTCCTCACACAGATAAGACCACTTGGTGGTCTCCAACATACGTTCATGCTCTTAACGCAGGAACTCCCATTGCAACTGATTGGATCTCTAGTAGCAAGATTGGCGATGCATGGAATCATATAGCAGCAGGAATTGAAGAAATGTCTCAGATAGATCATTACGAGCTGTCTGTTACGCAAAAAGAACAATACATTAGTAATATAGCTAATGAGCAAGACACACTTACACATATACAACAGTTAGTCGGTAAATGACATGAATACACTATTTAATAATTGGCTAGGAAAGACTAGTGAACTTCAAAAGAATGTTTACAAAGTCGATTACGGCAAACTTCACGGCAGCGATCCAGAAGATCTTAATTATCTAATTGAGTACATCCGATGGAATATGCTCGCAATCGATGACGAACTTGCAGAAGTTCGTAAAGCAATCTCATGGAAGCCTTGGCAACACGATGAACCGTACGCAGACCGCAAAGAAATTCTTAAAGAATGTGTCGATGTTCTCCATTTTGTTGCTAACATTCTATGCGCTGCTGGTGCTACTGACGAGGAACTTGACGCCGAGTATCTCGCGAAAATGCAAGTCAATGCCAATAGGCAAAAGGCTGGCTACAAAGTTCTCGATGAGGGTGTTAAGTGTACTGCATGCTTTAGAGCACTGGACGACTACGACGTATCATCGTGTAAAGAATCACAATGTCCCGAAAGGAAAAATAATGCCTGAAGTAGATTTTGATTGGGTTCGCGCTCAGATGGATCAAGCAAAAGTAAAAGTAGGTGCCGGTAAGATGGTACTTAAACTTTTGGAAACATGGGACGGTGCTGGTTTATCTGTTGCCGCTTCAAAAGAAGCAGTAGAGCTATTTAGTAAGTTAGCTCTTACGCATGCTCTCATCGACGATAATCCTGATGAAGTATGGGTCCCAGCTCAGCCGGGATTTCTAAAAGTTGCCGATGAAGTTCGTGTCAAGCAAGATGCGTATGACGGCTCACTTGGTGTAATTCACAATGGGCGACGCGGAAAGATTACAGCTATTAGATACGGTGATGTAGTCATACGTTCTACAGATGGTAAAGAGCCATTCTTAGACGGCACTCACTATACGCCATATCTTCTTGAGAAAAGAATTCGCTAATGCGAGTCAGTATTGAGTTTGAAGTAATTGGTTCTACTATTGATGAACTTCGCCATAAGGCTAATGAGTCATGGCAAGAGTTTATGAATGTAGAAGACGAGCCTCTGCCTTTTGATGCTGAGTTCATTATTAGACCGTATGAAGTAGATCACTACAAAGCCACTGTTGCAGTAAGAATGAAGATTGAAGATGACAGTGAGTAAGAAACTTCCACGCCAAGAGTGTCTTGAAGACGCTGCACGCATTATTTCTGGTGACCGCGACAAGCAGTACGGCGGACCAGAGAACAACTTTAATCGTATTGCACAAATCTGGTCTGTGATCTTTGGAATCCCAGTTACTAAAGAAGATGTTGCTATGGCTATGGTTGCAGTGAAGGTTGCTAGATACGCCTCAAAATCTGGATTTCAACCAGATACGTGGACAGACATTGCTGGATACGCCGGCTGTGGATTTGAAGTTGGCCTACTAGATAGTAAATAGCGGTCACGGTTTCTCAATGAGACGTGATAAGTTTTACTAAAGCATAACGAATGATAGAGGATACTCACTATGTCTAAGAAAACATTTATCGACTGCAACGGCCTCGCTGGATTTATGAGCTATGGCTTTGTTCAGTCAGGCATGGAAATGCGGCTTCGCACAGGAACGCTAAACTTTGGCAATCCTATTGCTGAACTCAACAGGCATCACCTCGGTGACAACTGGAGTTCTTTCTTTTCCGATGATGAGTCAGAGTGGCCAGTACAGCAAGCAGATGTAGTTGTCGGTTGTCCGCCATGTTCTGGTTGGTCTGTATGGTCCGGTCCTGCTAATCGCGGCCCCGACGCAGCAGCACACGAACACACGCGCGCGTTTATGCGGTATGCGGCTAAGGTTCAACCTAAGCTTATTATCTTTGAATGTGTTCAGCAGGCATACACTCAAGGACGTGATGCAATGGTCAAGTATCGTGACCTTGTTGAGTCGTTGTCTAATAAAAAGTACGACCTCTATCACGTAATGATGAACAACCTCCAAGTTGGCGGATTCTCATACCGTCCTCGTTACTTCTGGGTTGCTGCTGAAGAAGGTCTTAACTTTGGTGCATCAGTAACAGCGCCTGAAGAAATGCCAACTATCATGGACATCATCGGCGATCTAGAAGATTTAGAAATGTCATGGGATCCACAAAAGATCAAAAAGACTCCAAGCAAGTACGTTAAGGATCTTGTTCGCAAAGATGGTCTTGTCGACGGACACATTGCAAAGTCAAACGTCCATGCTCAAAGAATCTCAGAAGTATTTGACATTCTCGGTAATGGTGGCTGGTCAGGCAGAGAGAATTTAAGTAAGGCGCTTCGCAATGCTGTTGCTCAGAACAACGACACTTTCCCACAGTCATGGGCTGGTGTAGCAGAAAAGATCAGAGGAAAAGATTTTGATCTTGGTTTCTCACAGCCTGCTCGTTGGCCTGCAAACTCATGGTGCAATGTGCTGACTGGCTCATGCCTTGACCATGTTGTTCACCCGACACAGCCTCGTTTAATTACTCATAGAGAGGCTGCTCGTATGCAAGGTCTTCCCGACGATTGGGAATTCTCAGAAGCACGCGGATACTCTGCACTGCAATCTACTTGGGGTAAGGCAGTAGCCGCTCAGGCAGGTAAGTGGATTGGCGACATGGCAATGGCAGCTCTTCAAGGTCAGCCTGCTGGTCCTCAAGGAGAACTTATCGGTGATCGCGAGTACTTGCTTCACACTGACAAAGGCTTCAGCCGTCACTTCGTTAAGCGGACTTGGTACCCAGAAGTCTAGAATCTAAGAATCTTGCGGGTGCATGTGTTATAGTGTACTTAACGACACAAGGACGGCATCATGCAATCATTTCTTACATCACCGTATTCATTTGAAGAAACGGCTTCTCATATAGACAACAAGCGTCTGCACAAGCAAACACTGGAGGCTTGGCAGTGTCTATTAACCAATGTCAAATTGAATCCAGAAGGCAACCACAGAGAACCTAAAGGCTGGTACAACCACCCAGTGGCTCGTATGTGGCGCGGCCACGAAACACTTCTAGTGTCATACATTTCAGCAACTTATTACGAGTGGATCTCTCGTGGCTACAAGTCAACTTTGCTTGAAAAAACCCAAAGGACTTACGATAAAGCTCTCGAGCTTGGCCGCGTGTCTGAGGAGCTAATCATCCCGAGTTGGATGCTTGACAAAGACTATTATGAAAGAATGTGCTCTACCCACAGAACAGCGCTACTTTGTAAGAATTATGACTGGTATAAAAAGTTTAATTGGGCTGAAGATACCGGCATTGCGCCTTTAGATTACGAATACGTTTGGCCACATCAAGATGGGTACGTACAAAACCCGTAGCGGCCCTCCAGAAGCCTTCTCTCACGCGCAACAATACTGCGTGATAAACTGCGCATAAGCGGCCAAAAGTGACCAGAAATCATCTGGTGACAGTATACAATTATCTTCAGCATGAAAGACTCGCGCGTAGGAGAATGTCTCTGGTCAGAATGGACCGGATGTGGACACGAAGATCTATCTGACTCTACGCTGCTGTTTTTTACAGTAGATCACGTAGATCTAGAGCATGAAGTTGTTCGTAGAGCTCTTGCTTCTGCTCTTCAAAGAGACGGCTCTGCCGTGTCGCTTGGTGACGGATTTAGAATGCTTGACGGTAGAGAGTCACTCTATGTCTACGCTGGAGAAGTTGACGGTGACATGGACTTTACTGTATGTGACTCTAGCGGAGAGACCCGTGAAGGTGACTATGTAGACACTATTCTTGAGATCACTTTGGTTGCCCTGTGACAAAGAAGCCACTTAGTGATGTAGACTGGCAAGACAATGCTGCCTGCGCATTGCCTCAAAATAAAAAGATTGCAAAGTACTTTTTCTCAAATGTGCCAGAAGAAAAGTATGCGGCCAGGAACATTTGTTTTACTTGTCCTGTCCGCTTGCGGTGCCTTAAGTGGGCGCTAGAAACAAAGCAAATTCACGGCGTATGGGGTGGCAAAGACGAAGGCGAAATTCGTCGTGCACTTTCGGTGTCTCACACTGGGCAGGAAATTCGCAGACAAAGATTTCCAAACTGCCCAGGCTGTAGTGGAAGGCCTAGTAAGCTAAAAGTAATCGTTGCAGACTCACCTGAAGGTGGCCGTTGGAAAACAATGAAACTAGTGTCATGTGAAACATGTGAGTTTACATGGAGAAGCCGCACAAGTGCTAATGCAGTAACTGCGTATCATGCCAGTAAAAAATCTGGCGGTAGGAAAACTATTCCTGTGGTTGAACTTGAGGGTCCGGAAGAGGAAGATCCTCAGGACTTCCTCCAAGATTGATAACCATCTTTTCGAGCTCAGACACTGTTACTCGTGCAATTGAGAGTTGAAGAACAAGATTTTTGTTCTGCTCGAGAATGTCATTGATTACTTTTTGAACTTCGATTTGCATCATTTATCCTTGTGTTTGTGTTTCTGTGTATTCTTCGTCAAGTGCGGCTTCAATTATTTTACGAAGACGCTCAAGCTCTACTTCTGGTGGATCACAGTAGCCACTTTCATGCGCATAGTTTAAGAGAATTCCATTAGCAAGTCGCGCAATTCTTTTACCGTGCTTGTCAACAATAAACTTTTCAAAGTTTCCGTTAATGGGAGCTTTTTCACCGTCTGGATTTAAGAAGTTGTAGAGATCGTGGATCTTTCTTCCGTCAGTTTCTTCATCACGGTCTTCTCGCGAAGTTACTAACTCAGTAAACGGATACGTTACTCCGTATTTTTCTCTGCCGAAATCTTCAGACGTTTTGGCATCACGAATACCGTCTTCGTAGATACCATATGTTACGCCGAATCCGCAATAGTCATTCGTAGGAACTGCTACAACTTGAAATCCACGGTCTTTGTAGTCTTGGTAGAGTTGCTCGATGATTCCAAATTGTGGAGCATTTCCGCAGTCGCCTGTTGTATTAGCAAATAGTGTAACTCTGCCACGATACTGCGCTAGGAAGTTTTCTTCTCCATCCGCGCTTGCAAGCGGAATGTCATACACCGACTCGTATTTAGTTGATTCCATGCTCATATTATATCCTTACTTATAATCCACGGCTTCATTGACCACTGTATTTGTTCACTATTTCTTGATACATATTACCCAGTCCAACGTCGTCTC